AATTGTAGTTTAGTTGTTGTAATGATGGGTTGTGATAACGGATGCCCGAAATGTCAAAATCCAGGTTTTAAAAATCCAGATTTTAAGGAAGAAACAAAAGAATATACAGTTGATGAATTAATTAATGAATTATTAATTTTATCAAAAAGACATCATACAAATAAAGTTGTACTATCTGGTGGCGACCCTTTATCGTGCTTTAATTATCAATTTACAAAAGAATTTTTGGAAAAATCACCATTTGAAGTTTGTGTTTATACAGGACACGATGTTGAATATGTAAAATTATTAAATATTACAGGATTTACATTTTTAAAATGTGGTTTATATGATGAAAAAATTTCACAAATTTCTGAAAAAACTGATGATTATATGAAATTTGCTTCAACTAATCAAAAACTTTTTGACTCAAATTATTGTTGTTTGAGTGAAAATGGTTTATACTATTTTAAATAATATATTTTTATGAGATAAGATTAAGGAGAATTAAATGTCTGAATTGGCAGTTAAAAAAATATTAAATGTTAAGAGTCCAACAATTGTTGATTCTTATTATGAAGATGAAGATTTTAAGAAAGAATTAGATAAAGTTTCTGATGATATTTTAATTAATGCTGAAACTACAAGAACTATTAAAAATATTAAAAAAACATTAGCATCAGCATTGAAAAAGAAATATGGTTTTTCAAATGGTGAATTAAAAGAATTAACTTCAAAAATTTTAAAAATTCACGGATTAGATGCAACTAATTTTGATACCTTGGCAAATTTTGCTAAAATTTTAGATTCTCGTGTTAATGATGTATCTATTGACGATAATTCTAATAAAAATGAAAAAACAATTGCTGGTGTAAATAATGAAATTACAGCTTCTAACCGTAAATTAATTGGTTATCATATGCTTTATGGTGTTATGAAAGATTTATATGGTCAAGCTGAAGCAAAAGTATTATCAGGTGATTTATATGATTTTTCATTAGGTTTATCAGATTCTACAAATATTTTAATTCCTTACTGCTGGGCATTAGATGCTTCTAAATTAGTTCTTGAAGGTCGTAAATTTGGTCAATTACCATCTGCACCAGTTCATAGAGTTGATTCTTATATTTCAGCATTAGATGAAACAGTTCATCAAATGTCTTCACATTTAGCAGGTGCTATTGCTGTTGGAACATTTTTCCTTGATATTGCTCATATTTTAATTTATAAACAACGTGTTCCATTTGAAGTTGTTAAAAATGACCCAAAAATGAGAAAATATATTGAAAATTGTTTTCAAACATTTGTTCATTCAGTAAACCATTTATCAAGAAATGGTGTAGAATCTCCATTCACTAATATTTCTTTATTTGATAGAGTTAAATTAGCTGGTTTAATAGGTCAAGATAATTATGGATGGTATTTTGCAAATAAAAAAGATATTGCTATTGATAATGGTTTAGAAGATAAGATGTCTGCTGATGAATGGAAAGAATTTGTCATTAATTATATTAGTGAATTACAAGAAATATATGCTAAATTTCACGAAAAAGGTGACCCATTAAATAATGGTATTCCTTATCGTTTTCCTGTTACAACTATGAATATATCAAAAGATGATGAAGGTAATGTTTTAGATGAAAAATTCTTTGATTTTGTATGTCAACGAGATATTACAAGATTTAATATTTTTACTTCAAAGGGGACAAAAGTTGCATCTTGTTGTCGTTTAATTAATGATGCTGAATTACTTGATATGGGTTCTTCTGTAAATTCATTTGGTGGTTCAACTGTTTCAATGGGTTCTCACCGTGTTGTAACTATTAATTTTGCTCGTATTGCTTATGAAGCAAATTCATTAGAGGATTTTTATCATATTCTTGATAAAAGAATTCGTGGAGCAGCAAAAGTTTTAAAAGCTCATAAAGTATTAATTGGTAAAATGGAAGAAAAAGGTCTTGAACCATTTATTACTCGTGGCTGGATTCGTATGGATAGATTATTTTCAACATTTGGTATTTTGGGTGTTGTTGAAGCAAAGAAAATTCTTGAAACTAAATTTGCAGATGAAATTACTGAAGGTCAAGATGTTATGAATGATTATTTAGTATATTTAAATAAACATTCTGCTGAATATGCAAAAGAATTAGGTTTATTTTCTAATATTGAACAAATTCCTGGTGAATCTTATGCTGTTAGATTAGCAACTGTTGATAACTTAATTTTCAATGAAAATATTATTGATGCTCCATTATATGCTAATCAATTTGTTCCATTATGGGAAGATGCAACTATTTGGGAAAAATTAGAAGCTGATGGCAAATATAATCAATTATTAACAGGTGGCGGTATTGTTCACGCTCAATTGGGTTCTAAAACAACATCTGCACAAAATAGAAAAATTATTTTATATGCTATTAAATGTGGTTGTGAACATTTTGTATTAAATTCAGTATATTCAAAATGTCCAAAATGCGGTGCTGTTTATGACCATAAAGTTGCAAGTTGTTCAAAATGTGGTCATAATGAACATATGCAATATTTTACTCGTGTTGTTGGTTTCTTTGTTCCCGTTGATTCGTGGAATCCAACAAGAAGAAATTGGGAATTTCAACGTAGAACATTTATTGATGATTCATTACACGGTTAAAAAAGAGAGGATTAATCCTCTCTTTTTTAATATCCAC